ACATAGTTCCTTTTAAAGTATGATGATATCCCCATGAAGCATCTTGTGTTACACTAGAATCTAATACCCTATATGATGAACCCCATGTATAATTATACACACTATCATCAATTATTAATGCAACCATCTGATTATCTAAAAAATGATTACTTACATCAATAGTTAATGATGTACTAGTATCATTAATAATATTATATGTAGAACTTTCAGTAACATTAATAGCATATATATTATGAGATATATCTAAAACAATTTCTGAAGGAATATTATCTAAAGTTAATTCATCCCCGGCAAGATTAACACTAGTTATATAAGAACTAGCTTCATAAATAGACATATATGAACCTTTATAAAATTTAATTAACATGATATCATCATCAGCCTTAAAATTTTCATATAATTTATTTATCGTAACAGTATTACCTGAAATATTTGTGATATTTTCAGAACCAATAAAATATTTTGTTATTGAACCCACTTCTGGTACATTTTGAAAATATGATACTGAAGGAATATTTATATAAACATTATTACTTGCATCATATTCAAGAGTTAAACCAACATGTTCAGTATCTCTATCATAAATAGGTAAAGTATTTTGGGATATTAAAGTACTAACATCGTTAATACTCATTGTACTTAAATCTAATGGATAATCAAGACGTTTATCTGTAAGTGTATAAATAATTGGATTTTGAATGTATACATTATGTGGTTCTCTTAAATTATTATGATACAAAACATTATATCCATCCCATGCAAATACTTCAATATCATAATCACCTATGTGATTAACTGACATTGTATAAGTACTATTATCTATAACTCCTGCTGAATCTCCACCGCTTAATCCTGAAGGATCTGCCCAATAATAAATACTTGGATCAATTACATATAAAGGCATTCTAGGAGAAGTATATTCAACATCTAAATTTATATATTGTTCTAAAAAACTTGAATCGTAACTAAAATTAATATATGTTCTAACATCTTTTTCAGTACTTGGACTTAAATTATCTATTATTATTTTTCCGTCTAAAATATCAAGATGATACAATTTATCAAGTGAAATTTCATTATTACTTCCATCAATAGTTTTAAAATTCTTTAAACTTAATAAAGGAACTCTATATGTTTTATCAAAAGCATATTGTAATAATGAACTTGTATCTTCACCTAAAAAAACATAATCATCAAATTTCCATAAAGTACCTATAGAAGATTCCATAATATATCCCCCCTCAAAAGAAGGATCAGGATTTTGATAAATAGAATAAGCTGCTGAATTTACCCAATCACTACTTGCATCTCTTAAATATCCCTTTTCTAATTTAATATTTATACTTATAGATGAATCATGAAATATTGTAGATGAATCAAATATATTATAAAATTTTATTTCATTATTATAAATCCATAATGGATTAGTTACATGTGTTTCAGTTAATACACCCGAATTAGGTTTCGAAACAATAGCTTTCCATTGAATTGATTCAATTCCCGGAAAAGGATGATTCAATGGGACTCCAACCGCTAAATATTCATTAGGATTAGCTAAATATGAAGGATCATCTGGACTTAACGTTGTACTTGGATCATTTGGATCCCAAATATAATTTATAAAATCTGTTATTTTATTATTTTGAAATTCCATTTTTGTTTGTGAATATTCTAATAATGACATATGTATAGAAGCTTCACCTAAAATTAATTCACTATAACCTGGATCAGTATATGGTGTTAATGATTGATAATCAAAATAATCAAATCCAACTAAATCAGTTGACCATACGAGATTTAAATATCTTTCATAATATACACCTTCTCCTGTTATATCAATAATTCTAGCATTAATGCCAATGATATTTTTTTCTAACCATTTTTTTAATGCAACTAATTTAACAAATACTTCTTCTATGTTATATTCATAACAATTTTCAGTTAACGGTGTTCCCCAATCATCAATTTCTCCTGTTTCTTTGTTAATACAATAATTAAGAGATAATTGATTTAATTTTTTAAGAGCTTGTCTTTCTGCTGCAGAAAATTTTAAAATTGTTTGTGTTCTATCTGCAGCATTGTAAGGAACTATTAAAGATAATTTTTTATCTTCTTTTACATTTTTAAACCATTCTCTAACATAAATATCTTCATAACCTAACCATTTAATAGCATTTATTAAAGCTTTATAAGTTCCAATAAATGGAATAATTTTATCATATTCCAAAATCATATGTTTTGATTTTGGATTAACTATTTTATAATCGGGCAAATCTTCATTAATATCTGCTTCTTTAAATAATCTAGGAAAATCTTTTGGATCAGGTAATCCAAAATTTGATAATAAAGTTCTAAATCTTTCATCTTCTCCAATTGATTCAGCATTTACTAAAATCTCTCCCATAGTATAATAAACACCATTAATAACATGATAAATTCTCATGCTTCTTTCATAAACACCTTCTTCATCAGATTTAAATCCAATGTTTAAAGTAAGAGGTGTTGATTGTATAAACGTAGAAATATCAAATATAAGTTCATCTGTCCATGTAATAGTTTCATTATTTTCATCAACTGTAAATAATTTAATTTCATCATCTTCTCCAATCATTCTTACTGCTAATTTACAGTTTGATGAATCATAAGGTCTAATTAAAATATCTTCAAATTCTTCAAGTATATATAAATGTTCGGTTTCAATTAAACTTTGTGATACAGGTTCTAAAAATACTGCACTTGAATAAACTGTTGATGGATATAAAAAAGTACCAGCAATACTAACATCACAAAGAGTTCCAATTCCTGTAGTAGAAGTTGATTCAGGATTAAAAATAGAAACATCTATATATGCAATAGAAACATCAGAAGAAATATCCGTTTCAGAATCTCCAAAAATATAATTATATTTTACAGTTGTTGGATCGGAATAATAAAATCCACTGTTTGTTATTTTGGAATCAGTTATAATTCCACTAGGATCAGTTATTAAATATCCAACTGCCCCAGATGAACTAGCGTCAGTAACAAAATTTAACGATAAATAATCATCAGCATACCAATTTATTGGGCTGCCATGTTTATCAAATATTTTCCAATTAGAAAGATTCATTTTTACGATTTTTTAATTTTAATCCTCTATTCCATGGAATTTTACCATACATTGGATTATTTTTACCTTTTTTAGATTTAGAAATATTTTCTTTTTCTGCTTCTGATTTAATTCTTCCTTTTTGAAAATCTGACATTTTCTTTTTTGTTTCTTTAGATTTTAATTTTCCTAAATGTGATTTGCTCATTTTTTCTTTTGATTCTTCAGAAAATTCCTTCCCTTTATTCCATGGAGCTGTACCTTTTTTAGTTTGTGAAATTTTTCTTTTTGTTTCTTCTGATAATTTTCCGCCATTTTTATGAACACCTCCAGTAGGACTTATATTATATCCATTTGGAATCAACGTATTATAACGCAATATATATTTTTCTTCAAGTTTTAAATTATCATTTATTTTACAGTATTTTATAATTTTTCTTTTAAATTTTTCCTTGCCATATTTTTTAATAGAGTATTTTATTATTTTTCCAGATCCTAAATAAGAATCATTTTCATCTCCATCATGAGAACCAACATATTGTTTCCCATTAATTAAATTAGTTGTAATATAAACAAAATTCATGTTTTATATTATATATTAATTCAGAAGGGTTGTATTTTTATCATGTGCAATAGAAAACCATTTTTTAACCATTTTTGAACTTTCTAATACATAAGTTATAAGACTTTCTAATTTTCCATATAAATTTATCTGTTGAGGATTAGCCCATAATTCTGGCGATGTTCCATTTTTAAGCAAATTTCCAATATAATCATAGCCTAAATTTTTAAAATTATCATTTAAATGTTTAGCTTGATTCATATAAGAAGAACGGATTTTATTAAGCTGTCGTTTTTCTTGATTATCTACGTTTAATTCATATTTGTTCATACGTTTGTACCTACATTAGTTAAAATTGCTTGATTATTTTCTTCATTTAAATCTTTAGGAGTAAAACCTCTAACCTGAATATTTATAGTTGATAATACATTTTTTACTGTACTATCTTCATATTCAACACCATTTATACTTTCAAATCCACCTCTTATCATTGCATAGACATCTTTAACTGGAACATTATTATTCCATGCATCTTTAACATATCTTTCCAAAATAATATCTCCATAATCATCTATTCCATAATGTGTTTTGTAAATATTAAAATTTTCTTTATCTGCATCAAACCAAACATTTACAGAATCTACTCCATCTACACCCTCAATAACTCTTATTAAATCAGAAACAGGTATTCTATCTCTTCTTGTATTTTTTAAAAAATAATCAGAAGTATATGAAATAATACTTTCTCTAACATTATCATATTCATAACCTTCCCATAAAATTATGGACATATTAATTACAAATTTTGGATATTGAATATCTAATATTACATTATCAATTGTAGCAACTCTTTGACCACTTTCTTCAATTAAATCTAATATTGCTCTTTTTTCATCAATAGATAATGAAAATGATTCTATAGGTGCATCATAATAATTAATTCCGGGCGAAATTCTTTTATTCACATCAGGAATTAAAAATAAATAAAAAGTATTATCATCTTTCTTTTGTTCTTCCACTTGTTTTTGTGTTATAAATAATTGTTGATTCGCTACATCTAAAACTTCTTTTTCCGCAGTAGCTTGTTCTGAATCAACTCCATAAGTTGCAGATAAATTTAAATATTCTTGTTGTGATGTTTCATATGTACCTTTTGCTTGATTATATTTATCTAAAGAATATTGATCTTCAAATGTTGCAAATCCAGGTATAGCATCAATTATAGTAAACATATTAAGTTTACGTAAAAAATAAATATAATTATTTACATTTGCTAAAACAAAACTTCTTGATACATGAGGTGCAAGTAATCTTGTTAAATAAAGTGGTTCTTCTAAAGTTCCAAATAAAATTGCATTTTTTATAGATACATTTAAAATTTTATTTAAATCTATTGGAGTTCCATTTATTGCATAGCCTGTTGAAATAAATTTCCATTGATTTTGAGCATTAGAGTCCATGGAATTAATAATTCCTGGTTCACCATCAGTAATAAGATATTCAACTAAAATAGTATTACCAAGACTAGGAATTTTTCCATTATATCCATTTCCAAAAAATACATCAATACCACCAGTTTGACCTGTTTTTATCATACATGATTCTTGTTCAAATGGCATATCAATAATTGATACTTGATTTGGCCATAATTTTCCGTTAACATAAACATTTACAAAATAATTATCTATAGAAGCACCTTTTTTAGTTGCAAAATTAAATGATTGTAATGGATCTCCTGTCCCAGTTGCTTGTTGATATTCTATAGTTCCTTGAGAAACATTAACATCTAATGTATTACTCATATTAGTTAAATTAATTCTTGCTTCTTCTCCAGGTAAAATAACAGTATATGTTAAACCATTTGATTGATTTGTTAATGTAGTATAATTTGGAATAACTACAGTA